GTTTGACAAAAATCAACCGCAGCTGTGGCCAGCTTGGTTCCCAGACACTCCAGTTTCTGAGCTGGATGCTCTTGGGGCTACTGCTATATCACGGGTTATTCCTACCAATCCTATATCGGGTGCCGCAACTGCCGTGGGTGAACTACGAGAGGGTTTACCTTCTCTCGTAGGCCTTAAGTTATTTAAGGAACGTTCACGTCAGGTGGTCGGGGGCGAATACCTAAACTATCAGTTTGGTATTATGCCAATGGTCTCGGACTTCCGGAAGTTCATCGCTGCATCAAAGCAGCAGGACAAAATCCTTAGACAACTGTCTAAGGACTCCGGTAAGAACATAAGACGCCGATATACCTTTCCAGATAAGGTGGAGTCATCTTTTGATGAACCGCTTAAACCGCGGTACAGCCAGCCGGCTGTCGACACCAATCTTTATGGAGCTCCTGGTATTCTTCACCGTCAAGAAAAGACGATTACGGAATACTGGTTTTCTGGAGCCTTCACCTACTACCTCCCCCCTGTGGGGACGTGGCAGCGCCGTGTTTCAGAGCTTAATAAGCTCTACGGTGTCCGGATCACTCCGGAGGTGCTTTGGAATTTGGCTCCTTGGAGCTGGGCGATCGATTGGTTCTCAAATGCAGGCGACGTTTTTACAAACTTGTCTGCATTTTCCAACGATGGCCTAGTGCTACGTTATGGCTACCTCATGGAACATAAAAAGAGGGAAGTCACGTACGTCTGGGATGGTACTCATAGGTATAACAATAAACCTACACCATGCCAGTTGACACAAACGTTCGGGTATGAAACCCGGCGTCGAGTCAAAGCTACTCCTTACGGATTTGGGGTGAACTGGGACGGGCTTTCTGTCCGCCAACTCGCTATCATCGCTGCTTTGGGTATCTCCCGAAGTTGATGGTAGGGACCTATTACAAATGGTCCCCCCTATGCGGGATTATGCCAAATGCATGATCCTGCTGGTGCAATTTTTCTGCACGAACAAAACCAATATAACAATTAAATAATTGTTAATAACCATGAAAGAGTTGTTGCTATGTTTTCTGATCCTCAGTCCCTCACCGTGAATGCGGTCGCGCAGACGCTCCCTCGTACCTCCACTGGAGATAACAAGGGGACGTTTACCAAGGATGATGGTCTCTACAAGCTAGAGATCTCTCATCAGTATGGTAAGCGTCAGCGCCGGCTTGTCCGCTTCACGGGCCGCAAGGTCGCCGCCGATCCATTTGTGACCGGCGTTCAGAAGGAGTACTCGATGAGTGTCTCCCTCGTGATTGACCACCCCGTCACTGGATATACCAATGCCGAGGCGAAGCAGATCGTGGATGCGCTTACTGCGTACCTCACTGCTTCTAGCGGTGCTAACGTCACCAAGATTCTTGGTGGCGAGAGCTAACAGGAGAGCTTAGCTCTCCAGCATTATTGCGACTGAGACATAGCACAGGAACGCTCTTACCTTCCATTCAGAAAGGCAGAACGTGAAAAGCCTGCTACAGCTCTGGCGTGTATCGGCCTATGAACTGGCCGAAGTGCTACACATAAGTGCCGTTCATGACTTTGAAACTGTCATGAATAGAGTTGAACACGAGGGGTCTTCGTTTCTTACGATTACCCTACCTGACTTCTGCAAGGACTTCGAAAAAAGTCTAGAAGAGAGTCAAATTGTCCCTAGCCTGTTTGTTTCATGGAAAAGGCGAAAGCCTTCCCAAACGCAATCAGGTCGAACTCCCTTATTCCTAGGGGAGTTCATGGACCTCGTGTTCGATTCTTGCACGGGTCTCTTGGTCGATAAGCCCAACATAGATGCCATATTCGCGATCCGTCAGCTTACGCTGATGTTCTCGAAGATTCTCCTCCCATGCAGCGATGCGAGGGTGGAGAAGGCGTTTATAGGCTATATCGATTGTGAGAAGGAAGTAAGACGAAGCGATGCTAATCTGTCCGCCACCCTTTTGGAGGGCTTCAGACAGGCGTCGTCGGTCTTGTGGAGTGGAGTGATGCAGCAAGTAGATGAAGATATCTACTATGGTCGCATCCTCCCAAAGCATGGCCCAGGTGCCACCGCTGATCGAATCAAGGGAAACCTGAAGTTCGATCAAATCGAGTGGACGGAACGGCTTGAGCGGATTTTCCCATACGGGGAATACGCCCTGCCCAACGTGCGTTATCACGATAACGTTACCCGTGTTAACTTCCTCGAACCTGGTGCTGAACGACCTGTTAGGGTCATTACAGTGCCTAAAACGCTTAAGACACCTCGAATTATTGCTATTGAACCCACATGCATGCAATACATGCAGCAAGGGATTCTACGCAGTATTCGTGAATCCGTGGAACGTGAGTCCCGCGGAGCCTATACCAATAATGGTTATGGCTTGATCGGATTTGAGGACCAGGACCCTAATAGGTTTATGGCTCAAATCGGCTCCAGAGATGGAACCTTAGCAACGCTAGATCTTAGCGAAGCGAGCGATCGTGTCTCAAATCAGCTTGTTAGGACGATGACTAGCAGGTTTCCGCACCTCTTTGAGGGGCTGGATGCTTGCCGTTCTCGCACCGCTGATGTGCCTGGCCATGGCGTAATTCGTCTGGCTAAGTTTGCGTCTATGGGTTCAGCAGTTACCTTTCCTATTGAGGCTATGGTATTTTCTTCCATAGTCATGATGGGGATTGCTAGCTCGCTCAAGCGCCCGTTGACCCCGTCTCTCTGTGAAGAGATGCGGGAGCAGGTACGCGTTTACGGGGATGACATAATTGTCCCTGTGAGCCATGTGACCTCAGTTCTCGAGCACCTTGAGGCTTTCGGCCTGAAGGTAAATCGACGCAAGTCTTTCTGGAACGGAAAGTTCCGCGAAAGCTGCGGGAAGGAGTATTACGACGGGGAAGATGTTTCCATCGCCCGTTTTCGTCGTGAACTTCCATCCGAATTGAGCCACGTCGAGGCGATTGTATCGACAGTCAGTACACGGAACCAGTTTTATGAACTGGGGATGTGGAAAACTGCCGGAGAACTCGACCATATCCTTGATGAGGTCCTTATGGGACACTATCCAGTTGTGGAAGAGACATCGCCAGTGCTTGGGAGGGTTTCCGCCTCGTTCGGTTATCAAATCGATACGATGCATAACACCCTCCATTCCCCTTTAGTCAAGGGGTTTGTTGTGAAACCAAAGATCCCGAAGTCCGAGATCGATGATGTAGCAGCCCT